TCTGCGCCGTTCCAATCATATGGATCGCCAGCAACAGAGTTCTTGATCAGGCCGTTGTCCCCATACACAAAGACATAGGGGTACAAACAGACCACGCCACCAGCTACGGAGATGGTATCTCCTGTTGGGTTTGTGCCGTTGATGTCTCGCAAAGGCTGGAGAACAGTTCCAGCAATGTCGCCAGCCAAAACTGCGGTTGCCACGGTTTGATCGATCTGGGCCAAGTTCCTCCCGGGGTGCGCGAACAGCAACTGTTTCCCACTCCCTTGCGAATCGAAAAGCGAATCGAATTGCCAAAGATTTAAACTGTTGGCAGTAAAACCACTGTTGAGTGTTGCAACCTTAATGGAAAAACCACTCCCAGTTCCGCCGATGCTTGCCGCTGTGGCGCTTAATGTATTGCCAACGGCATAGCCATCGCCAGCCGCTGTGAGGGTTACCGATGTCACGGTAGCGCCAGAGACCACAATAGTGGCCTTTGCGCCCGCCCCAGAGCCGCCAGTGAGGCTTACGCCAGTATAGGTGCCGTTGGTGTACGAAGAGCCGCCAACAAGCGTGTTAAGCGTCAGAATGAGACCATTGAACGTGAACTGGTTGATACCGCCGCCGATCCCAAGGTTGTCAATCGCAATGACTTCGAGACCAGAACTATATCCACTGAACACTTGATTCACGCCGTCTGCGGAGTTTACAAACATACCGCGAGATAAACCAGTAGCAAACTGAGTGATGGAACGATAACCACCGACCTTGCGAGGGCGACCACGTTGGAAGCGCACCCACTTGCCGTCAGTGTAAAAGTTCATGTCGAAGACAGTGCCATCCCGCTGGATACCGGGTTGCGTGTCAATCGCAAAAACTTTTTTTGTCATGTAAATAACCCACCAGAAATTCCACCAGTAAAGTTACCAGTGCCGTTGATGTTCAAGCCCGTTGCGGTTAATGCGAATAGGTTTACGCCAAGGATGGCAATGTCAAACTCGCCAGAAGCGGCACGATAAATACCTGTCGTTGTTTCCGCTGAGAAGTTCAACGAAGGAGCGCCAACCGCACCGTTGTTCAAGCTGATGTTTGATGATCCAGCAAGCACCGTGTTGGCGTTGAACAAGTTCACCGAGTCGCAAACCAAGGTTGCCTGCGTACCAGTAGTCAGCACCGCCGTAGCGCCAGAACCTGTGGTGATCGTCACCGTGTACGCGCCACTGGTTTCGTTCAAGATGTAGTAAACCTGCACCGTTGATGGGATCACGATTGTGACGTTGCCAGATAAGGTTCCTGTGTACTTCTGAATGACGTTAGAAGCCTCTGAGGCCGTCAAAGTGTATGAGCCTGATGTCACGGCCTTAGACAGTTGGGTAAAGGCAAACTGAGTCGATTTGCCAAGGCCAACGGTGTAGAAGGTCACGCCACTGCAAACAATAATGCAAGAGTCTTGAGGCTGTAGAACTATGGTTGATGAACCATTTATTGTGTTGCCACCAGAGCAGGCAACAGTCAACGCGCCAGTTCCACTGTTACGCAAGAACATGAACCAGTTGTCGCCAAGCGTAGAGGCCAGCGTCATAGTGATTGTGCCTGCGCCGCCAGTCCACACATAAGTGTTCGAGCGGTCATTGGCAACTGCGGTGTAGTTGCTTGAGAAAGTCGTTACTGGCTGGCTTTGGTTCAGCGTCTGACCGATTGCCAACAGGCCGTAACCAGCCAGAGTGGCGGCATCAGCACCAGAGGAGCCAATACCAAAAGCGATGATGCCCCATGTGCCAGAGGTCGTAGCATTTGTGGTGATGTAGATGTACTGCGCTTGCCCCGGTTGCACGGTGACAATCGTGTTGACACCAAGGTAATCTTTGACCGTCAAAGCCACCGAGCCAGTGTTGCGAATCAACGCATCCTGACCAACAGAAGCCTGATTTGCAGGGGGCATCAACAAGTAATAGCTTGCATTCGGCGTAGTAACCGACATGATGCGAGCGGTGTAGTTGTTGTCAATACTGCCGTTGATGGGCCACGACAATTGAGTCGTAGCGGTCAGGGTGTAGGACTGATAAGCGACATCCGTTGGCTGGATGACGTTACCTGTAAATGGGCTATTAAATGACATGATCAGGTATCCAATACTGAGGCTTGACGATCACCAATCCGCTGGATGTCCTCAGATTTGAGGGTCTGCATGATCTGATCGTAATTAGATTGCCACATGGGCATCCGCTCATCGTTCTTGATGTACGGCATGGCCTGCAAGAGCGATCCATAAAGCAATGCCTGTGGGGCATATTGCGTGAACCAGTTTGATTGGTTTGAGCTATCAAGCGGCTGGATGCGCTCGTAGTACAAAACTTCATAGGTGTAAGCAACGTCAGGCGTGGGCGCTACAAGCCAATGCGTGTAGTCGTAGTCGCCGTAATACACAGGGACATCCTTTGCCGTGGCATCAGGCCAATACTCACGCAGGTACTCGTACTTGCGAAGGAGGACTGGCTGGCGTTCACCAGACACTAAGACGTTCATAGAAACCGTTTTGTGCCAGCGGGCAGGTTTGTCAATAATTGGCTGACCCACCACCATCGTGCTGGAATTGACCGTCAGGTTGCCCAAAAACTTGATTTGGCTGGCAATGATTTGCTCTGCCAGCATAATGAAAAGAGGAATCTTTTCGAGGGTCGCCGTATCCGTCCTGTTCAAATAGGACTGAATGTTCTCCACGAGGGAGTCATAGGTCATTACCGATGCGGCTGTCATGCTTTACCCCACGTTTCGTTCAAAGTGAGGACAATCCACCAGCGACTTAAAGTTTCCGCCCCAGCGGTTTTTGGGGTTCAAAGTCTCCCAGTAAGCACCCAGTGGCGCAAGGATGCCCTTGTCCCATATTATCTGCCCATCCTTGAAGAAATTCAAGTCAATGGCGCACCTCTTGAGATGGATTGAATTCATGGTCTTTGAGCGGCCAGTTTTGAAATAAATGGCCTGTTGCTCTGGTGTACGGGCCAATTCGCCGCCAGTGACCACAAAACCCTGATCCGTAGCGTATTGAATCAGCTTGCAGGCATCCAACAGAAAAGCGGCTTGTTCTTGCGAAAGGCTCATTTTTCTCTCCTCATGTCGGCCAACTTCTCAATTGTGCGGCCACCAAAGTACGCGCCCATGATCAGCATTCCCCACTGGCCCAGCAACTGGACGTAAGACTCGTTGGCGTTCAATCCAAATGCCGACATCATGGCAAAGATGAAATACCCGATGAAGATGGCTACAAGGCTCATAGGGCGGATATTCTTGGACAACCAAGAGTCACTACCCATGTCCGCTTTCCAGCGGTCAGAGACGTTGTTATCCTCGTTCTGGGCGGCTTGGGCAAAAACCCGAAGCTCTTCCAGTTCGGCCTTGGCTTTCATAATCCCAAGCTCAAGCAAACGCTCTTCGTGGTCGTACTGCAACTGACGCAATTTGGCGACATCCTCAGAAGTCGGGTTGTCTGGCAATTTGACTCCAAGGGTGTTCTCAACAACTTGCTTGCCCTTTGCTTGGATCGCAGAAGACAAAAGACCCAAGCCGTTTTCAGCAAGGGTCGATAAAAGGGCGGCGGCAATTGGAATCATTCTTTTTTTCCTATGTTAGATAGAGCCAAACACAATAGCCCTGCACCAATACCTGTTGCAATGGCCTCTGTTGACTCCCCGCCAAAGTGCGAAGGGTGCGTGGCAAAGTCAGCAATTGCAGTCAAAAACCCAGTCAATCCAGCCACCACAAATTTGTTTTCTTGCAACTCTTTGCGTCCAGAAAAAGAAATTAGGACGGCAAGGCCACCAGTAATTGCGCCAGTTTGAATTGCTTTAATCCAATGCTGAAATGCCAATGCAAGCACGTTACCTTGAACCATCATCATCAAACAGGACGGAGTAGCCTCAGACAACTTGCGAATAAAAATTTCAAGTTTTGATTTTATAAAATCAGGAATTGAAATCATTTTTTGTTTCTTTCTTCCATGAGTTTGACTCGCACTTGCAAGTCATGGATGTCTTTGTAAATTTCCTCTTTCATTGCGTGTCTTCGCTCCGCAGAGATTGGGCTGTCTGTGGGAACACCTTCTCTGGTAATCAAGGCAGGCATTGAACCCTCAATCTTGGTCAGACGCTCAGAAAATGAATTGACTTGCCCACGTAGCCACGCCAAAGACATGACCACAATAGGAATGACAGCCTTGAGGACATCCGACCAGTTCATATGCCAAACACCTTTTTGACAAACTCCGCCGCAACGCCGGGGCCAAGCAACACTGCCAAGATCACAACGTACAAAAGGCACTCGATCTTGGTCATGCGCTTAGACCCATCGTCAAAGCGGGCTTGTATGCTCTCGTATCGTTGAGCGCATATTGCTTCGTGGACACTCAATCGCTTGTCGGTCTCCGAAGCCAGTTCTTGAACGTCAGCCATTTCAATCGAAACCCCGCAGTGTCTTAGCAAGACGGGCGCGTTGGCCTAGTTTGCCGGGAGCTTTGGCCGCCTTGTTCAATGTCTTAGCGGGTATCTTTTTGTCAGAAGGGACACCCAAGGACTTCTTGAGTGCGCCGGGTTTACTGATCGCTTGTTGAATCCAC